AGCATGTCCTAGCAGCACAGGTGGTTGTCGAGCGAGTTACAAATCTGGTAGAATTATAAGTCTTATTGCTGAGAACTATCGAGTCATTGATCCTTTGGCACCTGTAGGAACCGTGTTTCCTTTGAGTGGGGTAAAGTATTATGAAAGTAATAAACTAGAAGGCGGCGGTGGACTGAAGTATCAATACGTTGCTGGTCCTGGTATATTTCTCTCTACAATGGATCAGCCAGAACCGGAGGGTGAAATTATGTCAATTATTGACGGCAGTATAAGACTTGGCGCTGGTGGAATCCCCTATATATCCGGTCCTGGAATAACTGTGGAGGCGAAGGCATTTCTACAAGTAACCGACACCGCATACGTAACAGCTTGGCCGCTGTAAATATAATATGAACCAGTTTGTTGATAATATAGCAATATACAATGATCAGCAGCTAGATACATGGTCTGACATAATAGTAAGTTTTGAATATGAAAGGGTAGCATACAATAGTAATCCAACGGGTGGTTTTGCTTTGGTTTTTTTTGATAGTATTGTTGATATACCTCGTAATGGCGGAAAAGGTTATAGTCTAGGCTATACCCCTAATCTATCAAAAGATTATTGTAAGCAAGATGGTTACCTTGGATTACAGGCGGCTTTTTTAGCAATAGGGTTTGATAATAAGGGGTTATTTGCCGCCGCCATCAACGGTGCTAACGGGTTACCATTATCTGCAATAAACTACAACCACACTCTCACTGTTCGAGGTGGCGTAGCTGAAAACTATAATGTATTAAAAACTTTAAATTTAACAACCAGTACTTTATCTGGATATTCTAACGCTTCAACATTTACAGTTGATCAAAGCGCCTCTTCAGCTAACTTTTCCGTAGCGCACCGTTCAGTAAGAGTGATTTTAAAAAACCATGCAACTAAATTAATAGTCCAGCTCAAAGATAATACAACCAGAGACAATTTTGATACTGTATTAACATTAGATTTACCCGAAAAAAACAGAGCGTCTCTAAAAGCAGCAATAACAAATACGGTCGATAATGAACTAACACAATTTAAAATAAGCAGTTTTAACACAGCAGGTTTTCCCGGTACCGTAAATACGCAAAGGCTTGCTAGTTGTTCATTTAATGTGCAGCAACCTTTATACGGCTCTACAGATAGTCAACTTTGTGCTGGTAATGAATACGTAACTACAACTCTACCCGGGCAAGTTGTTACATATACAACAGACACTGTAAAATATAATTTAAAAAATATTATATATACAGGCTCTGGAATTCGTTTAACTGGTTCGTCTCAAGATTACGTTGTAGGTGTTTACTTAAATACCCCTACAATAGTTATATACAAATATCTTGGTGAAAAACTTGCTAAAACTTTCTTATTAAACACTCTCGATAACCAATTTCCTAAATGGGTAGATATAGATACGGCAAGCGGTACTTTAGCGGTGTTAACACGAGCAGTTTCCGGTACCATCTACATATACAATTACATAACTAGCTCAACTGTTCAGTCTGACCTAGGTACTTGGAAATTATATCAAACCATCCCTTACAATTCAGCTATTCATGGTCCCTATGGGTTTGTAGATAAAATAAAAATTAAAGATAAGCACTTAATAGTAAACGCAGGACAAGAACGCGTACACGCATTTCGAAAAAGTATTTTTAATACATGGGAATATATCCAGACATTAAGTGCGGTTATTGCTCCAGAATTTACAAATGGCTTTGGTGAAGAATTTGCATTAGATGGAAATGATTTGTTAGTAGGCGCGCCGCAATCACAAAAAGTTCCTTTTCCAGAACCTGTTCAAGGAGAAGTCTACCATTACATATATTCAGAAGAAAAAAATAAATGGCAGTTAGCCATGGCTATAGGTAGTTTCTATAATCTCAATACTGCTTTAGGAACCTTTGGCACGACAATTGCCTTGTCTAATAACGTATGTGTTATTGGTAGCCCAGGAGAAGTGTATCGGTATTCTGAAGCTTTTAGTGATATCAATGTGGGCAGAATACACGTATTTAGAAAAGCACCGGGTGGTTTATTCTCTCAAGGCACTGCTATTGCTCCTGAGGGGCAATATCTTGAAAGAGGTGCTTTTTTTGGTACTAAGGTAGCACTGTATGATAATTATGCCTTTGTACTATCGCCTTACACCTCTTCCATTTACAAATCTTTCGTATCCATATTAGATTTAAGGTGCAAGTTTCAAATACCACCACCACAAATCAGTGCGCCTGCATGCGCATTAATCACCTTTGATAATAGAAATTATATTCTAGATACTCTCACTGATACTTATCTATTATCATATACATGTCAACTGGGAGGAGCTGCAGAATTTTAATGAATACTGATTTTCTAACAACATCAGCAAAAATTATAGTACCTACAAATATAGTAGCACTGTCTACATACGATTATTGTTCATGGCTAGATCACCACATTTTTAAAGATACAAGCTTAACACCAACAGGTTACGGTTTTACTTACCCTTTAACAGCATACGGTGGTTATTTTTTCCCTAGAGTAATCACATTTACCTCAGAAATAAGTGGCGGTCCTTTTTATGATATTTGCTATCAAGATTTTTGCTATGAAAGGTATTCTCTTTCTCCAGTTAACATATATTGTGTGTCAAATGTAACGTTTGTCTTGAGTGCGCTAGATGACTCAGCTGGTAAAATTATTAGTATAATATATGATTTTGGTGATAATTCTGATCTTTTAATTAAGAATTATGACTATTTAAATTCTAATACTATACCAATTAAATTGCAGCCTGTTACACATACATATTACCCTACAGATTCGTTTGTATCTACATATACACCACGTATATCGACAGTTAGCGAAGATGGTTGTGTCTCAACAATAACATTTACTCTTTGTAGCTTTAAATGCGGTATACTTGATCTTTATGAAAATATGTCATTGCTAGATGCAGCTCAATCAAAGACTGCGCGATCCATAGTGTTGACGTTAGAAGATACAAAACAACGACAAGTTTATACAAATATGCTGGATTTAGATGCGCCGTTGCCGCAATTATCTAGCATTACAAATGCTTCTATAGTCCAGGCTTTAGAGCAAGCTACAACAATTGTACGTGCTTCCACAGGCAGATTACAGTTCCTTAATCCTATTAAAGCCGATATCTTTAATTACGAATATGCTGAAGGACCCGGTATTAATATGACACCGGATACACTGGTATTGCCCCCAGGTAGTCTTATTTCGTCGTCTTCTGCTTTTGGTATTAGCTTGATTGATGGTGCAGGTGCACCCTATGTTATTGGTGCCGGTCTTATAGTTACTCCCGGTTTCCTTAGAACCCCGTCACCAGAGTAAATAATTTATGTATATTAATTACCTAACAGAGGCTAATTTCTTCGGGTTAAGCGCAAACTACACGTTTGATGACAATATTAACTTTGAAAATAAAAAAATCTATTCTGACGGTAGATTAGCCTTAAACATTGCACCAGTTTTTTCAGGTTTAAAAGATTTTAAGAAGAATAACTTTACATTAATGTATTTAACCGACCAGATAAATTTTTCTGGACTTACAGATTTTTACGCCCCGTTGCAAAATAAAAATTTAACTATCGGTAAGATAATTTGCAAACCAGGAGGAGTTACACGGTTCTTAAAATTTGATTCGATAATTGACGATGAAGAATTTTTAGCAGTTAACTACGATCAGAGCTTTAATCAAGTACTAACAAACGAGCCTCTTAATGTATTTCATTTTATACAAAAATCTCCTTTAATGTGTAACATTATGTATTTTTACAAAAATACTGAATACTATTTAAATTTTAATCCTGTGACGTTAAATATAAATTTTACAACCCTTTCAGCATTTAATGATCTTAAAGAATATACTCGTAATTTTTACTACACTTACAATGAAGAGAATAAATTATTTACCTTACAGTGCAGAATTCAAGGCCAGGCTTATCGCGTGGTGTATAATCCCTCTACTAACCGGCTTGCACTAAGCACACTAACAGATATATCACTTAGCGATAGCCGGTGTGTATTCTATTTGACCGGTTCAAAAAACTTTTTTTCACCAGAAATAACTATCGACTGGGGAAGTTATGATAAAAAATTTAATCAAAACGATTTATCAATAAACAAAACTAGAAGCTTTTTTGATACAAAGACTAACTTTCTTTTACATGCTCAATATATTAAATCTGAACAAAATTACCTACCTTGCGACATCCTAACACTAAAAACTCAACTTAATCTAGCTAACGTCTCTACAAGAGGAAATCCTTTTCCAGGAGAAGATAGTATTGTACACCGTAACTACGTTACAATATTTGGCGGTGGTAGACAGGAGCAGGGTTATGAAAAACTACATTTACAATATCAAGCATATACATACCCGTACAAATTTTTACCAGGTAAGACAACATGGTTCCATACCCCTCAATCAATGTGGCCATATCAGCGACTAAATATTAACAATACTTCGCTAATAGATGCAGGCGCTGTCGGTGGTGATCACCCTTTAAGAAGTGATAAGGTTTTTAAAAAGCTCGGAAATTATAAAAGTACAGCTAATTTTGGCGACAGCACAAGCGAGCAAACTGGCATGTGGTTATGCGCTTGGTTATCAGCAGGCCCAAATATTAATTCAAAACCTATTTGGGTAGATAGATATTATAATCCGATCAAACTGACACCGTTTCAAGCGCTATCTGCAACACAGGGGTCAATTAAATACATACCTTCCTACGAGTGTTATATGGCCACAGGTATTTACGATGTAGAGTCCAGTCTTACATTTGAACCGGGAAATCTTTACGCATATACACATCTAGGTAAAGTAGATGCTTTGCAAAATATTAACTCTTTCTCTATAAATCAAAAACAGAAAAATTTTACTCAATATAGTCGTCTTGATGGTAGGGTTTTGCAGCCAGAAGTAATAGATAATATTACTAGCTACCGTTTTACTGGGGATAATTACAGCGCTGTAGATGTATCGACATTTAACACTAAATTAAATACATTCACAATAAGCTTTTGGGCTTCGCGTGATAATTGGTCAGAACCATGTGGGTTTCAATTAGCCGGTAACTTTACAGACTACGGGCTAGGGGTTTTTCAATATGAAAATGTGTCTCCTTTGCTTATGTTTGTTGTTACTAAAAATAATACAGGATCAATATACGCTTACAATGAAAATTTGGATTTAGTTAACATATACAATGTACCTGTGCCGTCAAATACAACAAGCTATACTATTGATGGTGTTTGCAGAAGGGACCCTCTTAATTCGTTTCACATATTTACAAGCTTGTCTGGTATAAATGAATTAAATTTGCAAGAGGCTATTATTGACTCTGCATCAATGCCTGGGAGGGTAAGAAAATATTTTAATAATTCTTCTCATGCTTATTTTACTTTAAATAACACTGTATCTGTAGGTAGACTAGATTTACTAACAAATGATGTTGCGTTGACCTCAGTCCAGCTCAATAATTATGTAAACTTACGGCCTCCCGCAGCTGCACTACAGAGTATATTTGGAACCCAGACCCTTAATACCCGGGTCATTTACGCAAATAATATTTTATATGCTCTTTCTACATTTAATGCAACAGAGCCACGGTTTAGAGATGGTAAGATATATTATTTAGACAATGTCTATGGCGTAGGTGGAACACTTTTTGCATGGGACGTCCTTTCAACCACCAAAACTTTTAGCGCAGTGCTTACCCAAGACAGATATTACAATTGCTTTAACATAGATAAAACAAATAGTATATGGTGCGCGAGCGGGGGAGAAATTCACAAATACGGTCAGTATGGGTTACTGGAGCAAATCGTTTCTCTAGTACCATTACTAAGTAGCACCGTTCAAGGGTTAAAAATACTCAATATTTCTTTTGCAGATAATTTTGTTAATGGTGCTCTTCAGCAAAACCTGTTTGTTTCATGCTCTGGTAATGCGATTAATACTTTATTTGTTGTTAAGTTAGACCCAAGCGGTGAGTTTCAAAAAGTAATTAATATCAATACAGAAAATTACACAGAAATAGATTGTAGTAATGATAATTTTTATTATTCTAAAAACGAAATAAGTAATCTGAATAATTACTCTTTTAAGGTAAGATTATATAATCAGTTTAATACAGAAGATTCTATCATTTTAAGTTTGCCCCTGGATCATAATGATTTGAATGCTGGATATCATCATTTCTCTATAACATTAGATACCCTCAACGGGATTGCGAAACTTTATGTAGATGGTGAAGAATATAAGTCAACAACATTTGCTAGCGGAAAATATGCATTTACACCCCTTCTAGTAGACAATCTTATAATAGGAGCAACACCCTTTTACAACGGCGCCACTTTTAATAGCTTTCTCAATGTAAACGGCTCCCCTTATTATTATACAATAAAAGATCTAAGTATTCAAAATTTTTATTGGTTTAATACGATATTAAATTATTTTGATATTTCTATGTTATACAAAGAAAAGATAGAACCAAATGCTTTGATATGGGATATTCCATGTGGCAGAAGACATTACAACGAGGCAATAGCAAGATATTTTAAGAATAAAGTACCTGGTGCTAAAAGCCCGTATTTTAATGTATATGTAAACACTAGTACGCTTGATTCTTCTTGTAAGGATGCTTTAGAGCCAAAAATTATAGAAGTAGTTGGTAGTATAATACCTGCATATGCAAAATTAAATAGATTTATGTGGACTACCAATTTACCCTCACTTAGTGCTACAGATATTCAACCATACTTTCCCGGTAATACCTTAACAAATTCAGGACTCACTCGATGAAATCTATAGCTAAAGAGTTTTTGGATCATGGTCTTAATTATGACAGGTTACCTTCAGATATATTTTCTTTGCCTCATCAATTCGAAGAAATAAAAATTCAGCCTAATGATTTAGCGGTTGCAACGGTGTTTAACCAGAAAATAAAAAAACTTTACGATAATTTTCTGTATCTTTATGGTTTGTGTTTTATCTCAAATTTTGATATTAATAAGAAATACAAAGGCTGGTTTGATGAAGTAAACGGCTTTATACCAGCGAATTACAACGATTTCTGGTATACAGCAACAAGAGGAAAAACGCCAGCGTTAAGCGCTAGTACAAAGGCTATAGCGTTTCGCGACCCTCGTTCTCCTAATACTATAAATACGTTATTTGCAAGCAATAGTTCTGTCGGTATACTAACTATGGAAAAAATTATTGAGGATATAGAGTATGTCAATTTACCTTTACAGATAATTTTAACGAGCGGTTTGACTCCCGGTACCCCAGAGTATAACAACGTTTTAGGCAATATTGAAAGACAGAGAAACTACATAAATAGCTACAGAGGTGAAGTTAAATTCACTCAAACCAGTATTGACCCATTGTCAGGGTCGATTAATTTTCAGAGTATTGGCGGTATAGCACAAATTAACAATGAATTGCTCTATGTTACAGACTCTGTTTATGATAATGTATACGCTTACAATTTAAAAGATGCCGCAGGTAATGATAATATTAAAAAAAATATTTTATTTCAGCTTAATATTGTAGGTGGAGAAGGCAGTGTTCAAGAAAAAATAAAATTTAATACTCCAACATTAGCAGTTAATGTAGATAATAATATCTTAATCATAGATCAAGTTAATAGTTGCTTTAAAGTTTTTGATAAAAATCTCAATTGGTTGTCTACGTCGACGCAATCTGTTTTTTTTGAGAAATACCCTAAGCAAAATGCCGCTGCCTTTTACAGTGCGCAACGTCTTTTAGTAATCGCAACAGATTCAGATCTTCATCTTTTTTACGTTAGCAGTACATTTGATATAACTCATATTAAAACTGTAAATGTATACACTACTACAACCCTCGCTGTGAATAATATTATCGATATTAAATTTGCGAACTACGATCCTGATGTATTATATATTCTTACGAACAAAAGTATAATTAAAAAATGGATGTCTAAATTAGAAAAAAATATAGCTGCTTTTGATATAGATAATCCCGAAAATTTAGATCAAGACTTAGGTTCTTTTTATTGGTTCGCGCTCTCACCTTTAAATAACAAAACTGATATTATTTTAGTTAGGGCCGGGAAAGAAAATGTAAATTCATTTATAGTAGTTCTTGAAGATGATTTAAATCTTGTCTCACTTCTTAAACAAGAGGATTTTGAGGTGTATTCAAAAAATGATGTTTGTCTGAATAGTGAGGAATATGTAAGTTCTTGGACTTATAATAAATCCTTTAAGAAACTGTTGTACAATTTAAATTTATTAGTAGCTAATATTGCGTTTAGATTTTATACGAGAGAAAAAGAGACTACTGGTACCGCTGAATTTATCTTTAAAACATACAATGAGCTAGTCGCAGAAAAAACTATACAAGATACTAATAACTACGCGAATATCTTTATTAATGAGAACTTTCAGTCCGAAACTATTAATAGGTGCTTCTCCTTACTATTTAATTACCAAAATTACATACTTACCAACTTAACAAATAATGAGCCAATAAATCTCGATTTAACACCGTATAGAATCAAGTAAAACACGTTGTTTTTGAATAACTATATATAGGAGTATTATGGCTGGATCATATGTTTTTCATAATAAGCTACACAGAGCTAGTCACCATACATTAACAGGCACTGGTCTTCCTGACGCCGGATTTGACCCAATAGCCTCTATAGATCAACCATTTATAGGGATATTTTATAACGTTATCCCAGATAATACCGGATTACTCTCAATAAAAACTAGTAGTCTAGACTGGTGGTCAACTTGGTCTACTGTGAACTCGCTTTCTAGTATATGGGCACCGACTCAAAGTATATACATGACATTGACAGCTCTTTCGGCTAATTGGTCGCTCGGTTTTAATGGCTACACTACCTTATCTAGTAACAGCGCGAAGTACGAGAGTTCATACACAACAGTCAGAACTTACAGCGCTGACTGGAACGCTCCAAATAAAATGTTCACTAACATTGTTCAGGAGTATACCGCTGCAAAAACATTTGCCGGTACTACACTTTCGTTTGATCCTATATTAGGTATAGTTGATTGGGATGTTGCTGTTAATCAAGTTACGTTTCTCACTTTAAACATGAATGTTACTTTTAACCCTGTTATAAACGCTAAGCGAGGCGGGGTTTATATATTAACCGTAATACAAGATGACGCTGGCGGCCGGGATATTGAATTTGACCCAAGCTATAGGTTTAACAGTACATTAAGCTTAAAAGAAGTTATAGCCACGGAACCTAACAGTCGAACTGTAATTACTTTTGTCTATGATGGAAATATAATGTACGGTCATAGAGCTAACTACTATCCATGAGCAATTTTTTATATCACAGCAAATACCACAGGACTAATCACCATACATTACCTACACCGGGGTTACCAGACAGCGCGACAGATCCAATAGCATCATTTTCTGAGCCTTTTATAGGTGGATTTTATACATTTTTTAATTATAGCTTAGGTGTTATACCTGTGAGCGTAAATTACCTTTTAACTTATGGCGATGATAATATTACAACGTTTTCCTCACTTTCTGTCAATACTTTAAATAGTACATTTTTAACGCTTAGTGCCGATGTTGTAACAAATAGTATCGATTGGTACCGGGCCCGGTCAAACATATATACCCTAAGCGCAGGGTATAGTTTATACCCCAAGTTATCAGGTACTGTAGTGTCGCTTAGCGGAAATTGGAATTTAGGATATAGTTCTTATACAACCCTATGTTCAAATAGTGCATTTTATGAGTCTGTTTATACCACGGTAAAAGACAATAGCGGGAGTTGGCCATTTATTAATACAACACTACGGTTAGATTTGCCACAACAAAATACCCGGGGTAAAAACTTTTCTCTACAAGTAATCACGCCTGTAGATGAAAACATTTTTTGGGATATTAACTTACAACAAGTTGGCTTTATTACTTTAACACGAAACTCTTTATTAAAAAATATTACCCCTTCAGATAAAAAACGGGGCGGCGAATACTATCTTGTCGTTCAGCAAGATGGTTACGGTTCAAAACAACTAAACTTTGAAAGTGATTTTTCTATTTTAGCATCAGAAGTATCTCCACAAATACGTGAAAAATTGGTAGATTTTTCAACAAATGATATCTGGACTTCGGTATACTACGGGAGCGGTTCATGGATAGCAGTGCCCTACAACTCTAATAGAGGGTCACGCTCAGATGATGAGGGTGAAACGTGGTATGGCACCTTTCTACCAGATGTAAAAAACTGGCGTTCGATAGTGTACGGTGTTAGTGCATGGATAATTATTGCAGATTCTCTTTCAAGCGCTGCTGTATCATATGATTTAGGAACTACTTGGGAATACAAGAGCCTGTTAGAAGAAAGAAAATGGACTAGTATCGGTTACAATGATAATACATTTATTGTTGTAGCGTCTGCATCTAATATTGGGGTAAGGTCGGTTGACTGCGGCAACACATGGCTACCAATCACTTTACCCTTTACCGCGGACTGGTCTTCGGTAAAATATGGTGATGGTAAGTGGATAGCAGTAGCCGGTGGCGGGGTAAACGGGGTTAATCCTGTAAATCAAGGTGCAATTTCTTTAGATAACGGAGAGACGTGGGATGCTTTTAATCTACCTGCATCGCGGCTGTGGTCTGATGTAGTGTATGGTGAGGACTATTGGGTAGCGGTAGCAAAAAATTCAAAGTATATTGCACTGTCTTCACAGCTTGAAGGTAACGGGGTGTGGTTTGATTACTTTATACCAGAAGCACCAAGTGAGGGGTTTTCATCAATCGCATTCGGTAATGAAACTTTTGTCGCTGCGAGCTTGAACACAGCAAGCGCTATTTTTACTTCGGAAGATAGTAAAATATGGACATGTAGAAAAACAATTCCAAAATTAATGTACAATGTAAATTATGGGGGAACAAGTTTAGACGGTAACTTTATGATGGTTGGCGGTGATAGTACAGGGGCTGCTACATACAACAATTATAGAATTGCAGCGTTCGATGCACCGGGGAGAAGCACAGCTTCAAGCATACTTACTGCGTCTTATGGGGTAACCGTTATAAAGTTTATATGTGATGGTGCACGTTACTATGGTATACCCAGTATTTATTATGTTTCTAGAGGACCGGTGTGGACTTATTTTGCTGGTCCAGGAATAATTCTTAATCCAAACCCCACAGATTTACTTAATGGGGAGGGGTTACTACCTGATGGAGGGCTTACCACCGCTGGTACTGTTGTGGTTGATGAAGGATTCACCGGTATTGAAGGTATTTTGGTTCTGTCGGGTATGCCTGTACCATAAATAATATATGAACTGTAGTACTGTCGAACCCGTTAGTGCTTTTTATAGTACCAACTTACAGTCTAAAATTCAAAGCTATGAAAGATTAGGCGAAAGAATTTGTCGCGCATTAGGCGCGCCTTTAATTAATCTCGAAATTCATGCAGATCAACTAAATGAATTTATAGGTATTGCCTGTGAAATGTTTACTAAGTATGCAGGATATACACAGGAATATCTTGTTTTTGATAGTTCCTTATATGAGCAGGGAAAAGGTATACGCCTTGATGTGTTATTTAGCCTGACAAAAGACTTTAATTTTAGAGCAAAATTCAAAAATGTTTCTGACGATATCAAGGCTTTATACAATGTGGGACGAATGGTTATTGGTGACGCGACTAACCCTTACCTATATCAGGTCTTCGATAGCAGTCGACCTAACGAGCTCGAACTCTTAAATAGCTATGATTATCTTGTCGATGACTACCGTCGAGTTATTGATGTTTTGGATTTCGAAGAAGGTAGCTCCACCGGTGTCAATACCCTATTTACAATTGAACAATCTTTAGCACAACAAACTTATTTTAGCTACTCGCTTGGTAATTATGGGTTCGATTTAATTAGCTGGTACGTTTTAAAGCAATGGCTTGATACTAGGGAAAAAGTTCTAGCGTTAAGAAGAGATGTTCGGTTCGATTCACGGACACAATATTTACAATTATTTCCTGAGCCTAGAGATACTAGATTTTGGGGTATTTTAACTTGTTATGTTGAGCGTCCCTTGGTAGATATAATAAAAGAGCAATGGGTTTACCAATATGCATTAGCTTTAACAAAAATCGCTATCGGCACTGTTCGTGGTAAATATCAAAATACTCAGTTATTTGGAGGTGGTACTATTAATGCCGCTATTTTAGAAGATGGAAAAGCCGAAAAAGCTGAGCTTGAGAAAAAATTATATGAAAGCGCACCGGGATTGGGCGATGCGCCACCTCCTGATTTTTTTGTAGGGTAAAACTTGAAACTTACAATTAAAAATAATAAATTTGTACAAGGTATTTTTAAGCCCACGCACATGGAAAAATATAAAGGACATGATTTACCTAGGTATCTAAGTAGTTGGGAGTTAAAATTATTTCGCTGGTGTGATACAAACCCTAATGTTATCGAATGGGGTAGTGAAAGTATTGTTATACCTTACGAAAGCCCTATTGATGGGAAAATTCATAGATATATTGTCGACGCTGTAATTAAGCTTAAAACATCGGAGGGGTTGAAAAAATATTTAATTGAAGTGAAACCATACAAACAGACAATTGAACCGCAGAATACCCCTGGTAAACAAAAGAAAACATTAGTTTATGAGCAACTAACATTCCTACAAAATAAAGCTAAGTGGCAGGCTGCAAAGCAATTTGCACAAAAACATGGGTTTGAATTTACAATTCTTACTGAAAAAGAGCTTAGAAAATAGTAAAATAAACTATAAATAATAATAATATGGCACTACGTCTTCTAATAGAAACACCGGCGCCCGATGATCAATACGAATATGTAATTGAGGAAAAAAGCGGTAACCAGCCTAGCACAATGTATATCAAAGGACCTTATATGCAATGTGAAGAGGTTAACAAAAACAAGCGAATATACGATTCTAGTGAAATGGATAAGGAAGTGAATCGCTATATTTCTGAGATGGTTAAAACAAATAGATCCATGGGCGAATTAAATCATCCTACAGCTGCAGAGGTTAATCTAGAACGTGCATGTCATTTGGTAACGGAATTAAATCGCAGCGGAAATGTTTATTATGGCAAATCTAAAGTACTGACAACTCCTATGGGTCAAATAGTTAGAAGTCTTGTTAATGATGGTGTGCGTGTAGGAATGAGTTCCCGCGCTCTTGGTAAGCTCGAAGAATGCGGTAACGGTGTAAATAGGGTGAAAGAGTTTAGACTTGTGGCGGTAGATTGTGTTGCAGATCCAAGCTTTCCTAAAGCTTTTGTAAATGGTATTCTTGAATCGAAACAATTTGTAGTAACACAGGACGGTAGATTTGAGGAATTTTATGATAGCTTCTCCACTACTTTAAAAAACTTACCCAGAAAAGATGTCGAGGGGTATCTTAAAGAACAAATTCTAGAATTTTTTAATAAAATTAGTAAGGTGCTATGAGCAAAGAATTAAAAGAGATGGCCCCTATTGCTATTATTGCTAGAGTTGTACCTGCTGCAGTACCCAGCACAAACAATATAGCTAATAGTCTGGCCGCAAAATTAGCTAGTAAAGCGCAGAAACCACAAGCTAGCGTACCGCCTACGGATGAGGAGTGTTATGAAGATGAAGCTGGTAGCATAAAAATGTGTAAAAAATGTGAAAAAGAATCAAAGAATTTTACAGGTAACTATAATAAATATAATATGCAAGAGCGAGTTAATTTAGTCAACTTTTTAAAGCAATTAAATGAAAAAAATTATGCCGAGGCCCATAAATATTTAAAGAAAGTTATGGAATCTAAGCTTATTAACCGCATTGCTAAAAACAAGAATGTGAGGCTGTTTTAATATGGCTAAGGATATTAAAGCTATTTTAAAGGAAGCTACTCAAGATTTACTCTCTGAGGAAGTACTTAAAGAAATTGAGGCTGCGTTTAATTCTGCGATTACAGAAAAAGTACAATTACATGTAACAAAAGCTTTAACTGAGCAAGATGAAGACTATAGCAAAAAGCTAGAACATCTCCTTAGCGCTATCGATGCTGACCATACAGCTAAGCTAGAAAAGGTTGTTGAAGCAATTGATGTTAATCATTCTGAAAAGCTAAAGGCCTTAGTTGAGAAGTACAGCCAGGCTCTTAATAAAGAAGCAAAGGCATTTAAAGATGAGACTATTAATAATATTAGTACTTATCTTGAAGCTTATCTAGATGAAACGATTCCAGCACAAGATGTCAAGGACGCTGTTAAGAATCGCAAGGCACTAGAAGTTTTAGATCAACTAAGATCAATTTTGGGTGTTGATGCCGCCCTGGCGAAAGAAAGTGTTCGCGAAGCCATCATTGATGGAAAGCGTCAAATACAAGAAGCTTCTGAGAAGCTTGAAGCCGCTAATAAAGAATTAGCTAAGTTAAGGGCAGAGCTCGCATCTAGAGATGCAGAATTGACCTTAGAAAAGAAGACAGTTGGGTTATCCACCCGTAAAAAGGATTACATCAATAAAGTAATGAAGAGTAAGAGTGCTCAATTTATTACAGAAAATATTGATTATGCTCTAAGTCTTTTTGATAAAACTGAAAAAGAGCGGCTTCAAAACATTAAAGAACAAGCAGTACAGGAATCTGCGACGGCTAGTGTCGATCGCCCTGTAGTTGAGGAAAAGGTAGAAGAAATTACTGAACAAGTATTCATGAACCCTTACCTCAAAGAGCTTTCTAAGTACTAATTTTAAAGAGGCGTTGAGCCTGAATTAATATTGTAGAATTTTTTTCTACAGGTCGAAAATTAAGGAGAACTAATACATGAAATCAATCAGACCTACACAGTCTTACATTGATGAGAGTCGCGCACAAGCGTTGCTTGAAAAGTGGAAGCCAGTTCTAGATTATACTTCTGATAACGTTAAGGCTATTAACGACGATCACACTCGTTTGAATACAGCCATGCTCTTGGAAAACCAAGAAGCCTGGTGCATCAACGAAGCGAACGTCGCTGGTGGCTCTTCCAGCGTCTTCGGCTCGGTTAATGCCGGTGCCTACGGTGGCGTTGGTGGTAACGTTCCCGGGGGTGGATCTGACTGGTACGCTTCTGGCGATGCCCGTTTGCCCAAGATTCTCATTCCAATGATTCGTCGTACGTTCCCTGAGTTAATCACCAATGAAATCGTAGGCGTACAGCCCATGGGTGGACCAGTTGGTCTCGCCTTTGCTCTACGCTACAAGTATGCTGCTAACGCTCTTGGCTATGACAGTCTTGGCCGTGGTCTAGACGCTTCCCTCGGAAGCGATCTCGGCCAGCCACAAAAGGCTGCTGATGGCAGGGAGCTAGGCTATCAATACCTCGACACCCGTTATACCGGTACATCCAGCGCTCGCCTTTCTGGCGGTGATGGTGTTGCTGCCTCTCTGTTCCCATTTGTTGGAGCAGATCAGGGTGTTGCTCAACTCCTCAAAGAATTCGAATTGACGAGCAAAATTCCTCAAATCGAAGTCAGCTTTGAGAAGACAGCTGTTGAAGCCGGCACACGCAGGCTTGCCGCTCGCTGGTCGGTTGAACTCGAGCAGGATCTAAAGAACATGAACGGCATCGATATCGATACCGAACTCACCAACGCTATGTCGTATGAGTTGCAGGCCGAAATCGACCGTGAAATGATCATCCGCATGATCCAAGTCTCTCTCAACGCCGGTCTCGGCGCTGGGTACTCCGTATGGAGCCCCGCTTCCGCAGACGGTCGTTGGTTGGTAGAGCGCAATCGCGACTTCTATCAGAGACTAATCATCGAGGCCAATCGTATCGCAGTCCGTAATCGTCGTGGTGCTGCCAACTTTATCGTTGCCACACCTCGCGTTTGCGCGATTCTCGAGATGCTACCTGAGTTTCAATGGGTACCAGTCCAAGGCAATGTCAACACTCAACCTGTTGGCGTAGCTAAGGTTGGTAACCTTGGTGGCAGATTCAACGTTTACCGTGACACGCGCACAGAAGCCCAATTTGAGGGTGGTCAGCGCGCAGGCGGCAAGCGTGTAGAATATGCTCTACTCGGGTACAAGGGTCCGGAGTTTTATGACACTGGTATCATCTACTGCCCTTACATCCCTGTAATGGTACAGAGAACCATTGGTCCTAACGACTTCTCGCCTCGTGTTGGCTTGCTAACACGTTATGGTGTTGTTGACAATATCTTTGGTGCTAATCTCTATTATCACACAATCCTATTGTCCGGACTCGGTGAAGCGTTCACGCCAGCTTCTGCTAACGTGTACTTCTAAGCGAATCTAAAAAGAAAATTTTTCACCTGGTACGTCCCAGGATATTTTAAAGAGGGGTCCTGTGGCCCCTCTTTTTTTGGTCAAATTACTAGCTTAAGAAGCTCTAAACAACGGAATATATAGTGTTTCCCCGTTCACTATTACGGGAATTCCTGATGTTGTTTGTATTAATGTAAGATTGGTACTAACAACAGCAGCAGAATTAGGTAAATTGTATGTGGTGTCTATAAGATTGACAAAATCGGTACCGGTCGGGGTATCGCCATTTTCAAATGCTGCTTTTAGTGCACTAATAGAAATTATTGCCATGTATTATTTATAAAATTAATTTGTAAGTTCTTTGTATACTCCATATAATTGATCCGCAAATTTAGACCAAGAATATTGCAATGCTCTTTGCTTGCCTTTATTTATAATAATAGCTTTTTCGGTATCTGACATATTTTTTATTTCAGTAAAAACTCTCTCCAAATCATGACTGCTTTTTATTTTAAAATAATCTATACCATCTACTATTTCCTTAATGCCACCAGAAGCTGTAGTGATAAGAATATTTTCTGAAATTAATGCCTCTAACGCAACAATCCCGAAAGGTTCATGTCTTGAAGGCATTACGATACCATCCATAGAGAATAAAAAATCTATTTTATCTTGACCATATAATCCAGGTATATGAAAGATATTTTTATTATTACACTTGTTTATAATATTGGAAAAATACGGTTCCTCTGCATTTTTAGGGGAAACTACAAAATAAAAATCCACATTATCAGGTATACTACAGCCTAGTATAATATCTAATCCTTTCATCGGCGATGCTCTTCCTATATAACAAAATTTTAGTTTGTTCTTACCCGGTAAATTAGGGGTACGGGTTTTAACCCATTTATCTATATCTAAGCCGTTCGGAATAACTATTGTTTTATTAGCATAGTCTGGGTATAGGTCAGCATAATACTTTGACACCTGTATAATTCGATCTGCGTGTGATAAACCTAGCCTTTCATAATTTACTAACACTTGGTTTATGTGAATACCATCAATAGATTGAGGATCCATGCAATAAAATATACCTTCTTTATTAAGCTGTGTTAACGACAAGTTTAATGTAGCAACAAGAGGCTTATTATAATATAGCTTAGCTAGATACCCTGCATAAAACGTTGACCAGTCAAAAGTATGAATAATATCAAAATCTTCCCTAAACTCTAACCCTTTCAAGAAATAAACAGCTTGCCCAAAAATTGTAGTTAGAGCTGAATGCGGAAACGGGAAAGGAGAAACAACCGACTTAAAATTTTTAATAGAATTTTCTTCCGGGTAGCTAGTAATATAGTAATCAACTTTACTGTTTAGACATTTATACATATTTCTAAATTGTTCCCCTAGCCCACCAGACGGCCTCTCGATGTAATCTGGTATTAGCGCTAGAACTTTCATTTAATTATAATAGATAGCTCTGAAATATTACGTATCCACGGGTTTCCATCAGGCTGTTCCATGAATAATCCTGGCTCGCCCCACTTAAATAAAATAATTGGATTAAACGCTTTAAGACCAGGCTGTGTTGCAGAAATTGGTCTAAATTTGCCAGTTTTGCTAATATCAGACACAGGAAAGCTTTCTATATCGCATGCATTACTCAGTAATATATATTTGAAGTTCTTTTTCACAAGTGAAGCTAAAAACCTATTAATTTCATCCCACGTCCAATGCTGTAAAACATCTTTAAGGATATATAAGTCAGCATCGTGTATTTGCTCTACATCTTGAAGAATATCTAGATGCTTAAATTTAAATCTGGTAGCTTTATATCTTGTATTAAGATAATCTATCATGTCTTTGTATACATCATATCCAGTATATTCTATATTTTTAATACTATTATATGTGTTTTCTCCAGCTATAAAATCTCCACAACCTAAATCAGCAACACTTTTTATATTATTTGATATTATAAAATTCTGTAAAAAAGGTATATATTCTGCAGAAAGGACCCTCATAGTAGAGCCATAACCAGAGGCACCTTTATAGCTGGGTACTTCCTGCCCCGCTGGTAGAAACTCTAGATTTGTACCCCACGTATCCGTGTTATATACATTAGTAAAAATAATTTCGTGATTTGTCATTAATGACTAACAAAAAACCCTTTCTCTTTACGGTGAAAATCTTCTATCTCTTGGATAACCTGATCGAGTGTACGACCCTGATTAGGTATAGCAGGTTCCCACTGTACTTCTTGATACAAGTTATACAGTTGGTTTGCATATATACTCCAATCACACTTTAACATTTTTTGATACCCAGAGTTTTTAATTGTATTAAGATCGCTATCTGTTAGTGTGGTTAGTTTTTCTAAGCATGTCTGTAATTCTTTACTATTTTTGCATAGAAAGTAATCTACACCGTCAACTGTCTCTGCTATACCTCCTTCTGCAGTTGTTAAAAATACGTTCTTAGAAATTAGTGCCTCCATAGCTACAATACCGGCTGGTTCATGTCTTGAAGGCATTACTACAGCATCCATAGCATATAAGAAATCGATTTTATCCTGTCCAAATAATCCAGGTATATGAAAAATATTTTTGTTATTTACTTTTCCTCGTATTTGTTCCCAAGGTACCGGTTCCGCACCTTTCCGAGCCGCAACAAAATAAAAATCTACATTATCTGGTATATTACAATTGGTTATCATATCAATGCCTTTCATCAAGCAAGCTCTTCCTATAAAACACGCTTTAATTCTATTCTTACCAGGTAGATTTGGAATGCGCTTAGGCATCCATTCTGCTACATTTAAACCGTTTCTTATTATAATAGATTTGTTTTTATAATAAGAAAAAACATTATAATAGTAATCAGAAACATGTACGATTCTATTAGCATACTTAAGTCCAAAATCTTCCACTACAAGATTGTAGTAATTTAAATGATGACCGTCGGTTGTATTCATGTTAGCAGAAAAGAATGTACCTGTATGGTTAAGACCTCTTGACGATAAGTTCATTCCATATATTAAAGGCTTATTAAAATGCCTAGACAAAAATACCCCCGCTAATGCAGTCGACCAATCAAAGCAATGTATAACGTCAAATTCTACTTTATATTCTAACATATTATGATAATAAAGTAATTGATGGTATATACTGTTAATCGTAGGGTATTCAAAACTATCGAACGGTGTTAAATTGCTTTTAAAATATTTGACCTTTGGTTTTTCTGGGTACCCAACAATATAATAATCTACTCTATCTTTTAGGTGTGCATACATGTTCATAAATTGAACTCCTAGCCCACCCATGGGTTTGTCTAAATAGTCAGGTAGTAGCGCGGCAACCTTCATTATTAATAGTATATTGTATACTATTAAAGTAATCTTTCCACTTTTTATATGCCTTTACAATATCGTTGTAGCGCTCTTTTTTGCTCCACCCCCAATAGTGAGATACACCCCTGTCTTCAGCTAATTTACAGAGATTTGGATTGTAAAAAGGATTAAACTTACCATCTTTATCGCCTAAGAATGATTTTGGTTTAATTTTTCTTTTTCTTAAAAGTTCAGACAACCATACCTGTTCAACTAAAACAGGTACCCAGCCCTCGCCGACTTTATTTGCAACATTAACAATAAGCTCTTTGTTATTCTTTACATGGTCTAATATTTCTTGAATACATTCAACTATTTCTTTCCATTTAGTTCCTCCTATCATACCAAAATTATTAGTATTAAAAGTGTCGTACCCTTTCTTAAGGGAAGGAGGCGGAGGTATTAATCTAGCCACATCCATACATTTTTCTCCCCATGGTTCGTGATGAAAAACAATAAACGGGGCATTAAATACATCTATCGATGTAGAATTCCATAAGAAGATATCATTGTCTATGTGTATAAATGGTTCTTTCTGTTGGGCCATTGCTACTAGTTTACCTAGACACCATATTTCTTTAGGATATTCGGACATATTAAGTGGTTTAATATTTGAGTAACTGAGCCCGGACAATGATAAAAGATCTGTATAAAATATAACCCTGGTTCCTAGATTATGCTCTAACGTTAATCTAGATAATTCTACTAAAGGTATATCTTTACTAGCCAATACACCTTTACCTTGTATGTCCCACCAAGATTGAATTATCTTCACTTCTTTATTTAACTATCTTTTATTTTAGGCAAATTGAATACCACTACCATTGTTATATAGCAATGACACCTCGGTACTCTCTAATTTTTTATTCCAAAATCCAAGAGCATCATAATATTGTTGAGATCCATATTCTTTTCCATTAGGGTAAACACTACCATTTAATGCAAAACCGTGCCAGGTAGGATTCACCGGGGCTGTATTAAAAGATGCGGTGTTATTACTTCCAACTAACACCCCGTTTATATATAACCGCATAGTTGTAGTGGGTAAATCATATGTACCTACTACATGGTACCAGGTATTATTTAAAGGAGCGGTTCCCATAGATACATTTCTCCATGTATATCCTGGTCCAACTAAAATACGAAAAGAAATACCAAGACCGTCGTAACCTGATGATGAGCCATAATTATCAAAATGAAATCTCATAGAACCAAATGCATTACCCATCATAGTCGCAACAGCAGAACCATTATCGAATTTTACCCAAAAACTAACACTAAAGCTAGTTGGATTTGTAATTTGATTTGTTATTTGCTGGTTGGTCCATAATCCTTGTGAACTACCATTAAAAAAGTATGCGTTTTGCACAACGCCTTGAGTACTGGTATTAAAGTTATTTAACGCATTAAGTATAAAATTACCAAATTGTGCTGGCACTGCACCGGCGCCTGTAGCATTATCTAAGTTCCAAAACGCTACTAATCCAGCACTAGGTAGACTACCGCTACTGCCTCCTGCGTTTAAATTAAAATTTTGATCTATTATAGGCACTTCATTGTAGGGGCTACTTTTGTTCACAATAATCCCTCTGTAGCGAACATTAATTGTTGAGGTGCCTGTGTCCCCTATATCAACCATACCATACTGAGTAGACATATTAGTAATATTATTAGTAGTAAATATAGGGCTTCCATTATAAGTTCCTTGGGATATGCTATCGTAAGCATGAGGGCCCTTTGCATAAGGGCCACCTTTAGATCTGTTTTGCTCATCAAGTGGTCCAGCATGACACACTTTTAAATTACCATAATTATTAACACTAGAACCGTCATCATATGCTAAAGCGTGCATGTCTCCAGATATCATTACAATTCTATCCGCTAATGAATTGGCATTAATAAAATTAACTATTTCCATTCTTGCATAATGATAACCGCCCCAATCGTCTCTACCATTTTCAATTGGAGCAATCCACGGAAAAGTGTTCGCCCAAACAATAATTTGATTGTTGTTTTTAGCTGTTAACATTTCATTAAAAAACCAAGCTTTTTGAGCAGCAGAAAAAACTTGCTGAGAAGGGCTTGTAGAGGGATATGCACCTTTTGGTTCTCTTTGACTTCTGGTATCGGTAACTATAAACCTTACTCTACCTCTAACAAAACTATAATATGGTGATGAAGAACTATAGTAGGGGGAACTAGGTACAAATAAATCTTTTGGTAGTGTTGGTGATGGTACCCTTGCGGTATATGCAGTAAATGCGGCTAATCTTGATACGCTCGTCTTATCTGAATCGTTAGGACCATAATCGTGATCATCCCACATATAGTACATTGGTAAATTTCTCCAGCATAAGTTTTGTCTTGTAGATGAAAATACACTATTGTAAGCGTCTATATACAATAGTGTATTATCAACAGCAATGTCCCGGTAATGCATATCTCCTAAATGAATAAAGAATTGCATTGTAGAATTTTGTGCCTTAGATAGAAGCTGTTGATATAAAAATGAATTAGAGGATGTATTAAATAGATTTTCTGAATCACATAGAGGGGGGCAAGACCTAGAGCATGATCCAAACCCAAACGCAAAACTATGTGCGCCAATGTAAGGTGTTGTAAATGTACCTGTATATCCATCATTAGGTATGGGGAATTGTACGCCATTACTCATTACTTCACCTGTTACATAAACTGCGCTAATATAATATTTTTGACCGGGTTGAAGATTGGTCAAAGTAAATTTCCTAAAATCTGATGTAGGGTTATTAGAGAACAATTTTGCGTCTGTTAGCTGGTAATTATTTGGGTCCGTAGACCAGTATCTTAACCCATAGAAAGCTGCCCAGCTCGGAGCTCCTTGCGCTCTACCGCTCACAACGTTTAGTATTCTTAGCGTAACTTCTGCTGTCGTAGGGGTAACGTGACCAATCCACATAGAATGCACCTGTTCAACGTTACTAGGTGCTGGAGGCAAAGGCGGTAGTACTGGCCCAATTGGACCACTTCCATACCCACCGTATATATATCCTATGAAGTTCCTGTATATAAAATATGAAGGGCCTCGAGTTATAAATCCACGGGCAAAATTAAATGCTCTGAATATAAACGATCTAAGAGCAGTGCTCATATCGTTCCTGTGTTAGCCCTGGGCTTCTGTCCACGAAATTCTCGCGCGCGCGGTACCGGTCGCGGTACCGCTACCCTCTAGACGTCTTAAAAATACGGTAAGAATATCTGGACCGTCCGGGTAAATCCCACCACCGCCTAGAACACTATTACCTAATTCTCTAACAATATCAATATTAAAAGAATCGGTTTTCCATCTAGCGTCGTTCGCACCTGGGGTGGAAGGAATCTCTGGTGTAATATAGAATGCAGATATAATATCACCGCCTCTTCCCCGCGCATCAAAAGTTCCACTTCTTTGGTGGTCAAAATATTGAGCAATGCTACCGTTGCCGCCAGGTAACCAGAGAGCATCGTTTTTGAACATTGGGTCCTCCGCATTAATTCTTGCAATTACTTGCGCAGGCATATTAGTTGCTATACC